GAATATCTAACTGGGTTTGATAAGTACAGCAAGCCCCTTCCATTTTATGTGGATAATCTTTTTACAGATGACCAGGTTACTAAGATAAGACATCTTATCGAAGAGAATAGAAAACTGGAGCCATTCATTATTGGTGATAGAATTGAAGACGGATACATTAGACAGTCCGAATTCAAAAGCAGATACCAACCAAAGATAGCAAAGAATATGTCTCGTGTCTTGATAGAATTTGATATGCCAGAAGACTGCGAAAAAAGGTTAGACGAAATTGCAAAACCGCTTTATAGCGAAGACATTGCTCTATGCCATTGGAACTACATTGACTACAATATAAAGTATGGCTATGGAGATAACTCTCCAGCACTTCCACCACACTTAGATGCTGATGAAAATCTTGTTACGATCAACTATTGCCCAGACACAAACATTGACTGGGACCTATATGTTAGCAATTGGGATGATACAAATAATTTTACAAAGTACTCATTAAAGGGTGGTCAGACAATTGTATTTAGTGCAGTCAACCAAATACATTGGAGACCAAAAAGAAAGTTTAAAGAGGGAGAGTTCTGTGAGATTATAAGTATGGACTATTGCAGAACAAACACGTATAGATTTACTGGAAAAGACAACCCTATTGATCCAGAAAAGTTTCCAGAAAAAAGACAGCAGTACCTAGATAAACTACAATCTAGAACAGATATGCGATCAGCATTTGCATTATGGGATCAAGAAGGACTTAGAGATGGGATCGAAACGGGATCAATGGGCTAATATGTCTTATATAAATTATGCACCCAAGAAAGAAATAGAAACAAAAATCTATAAGGATTTTTTTAGTAAGGACGAACTGTCACGAATCTATAATGCTATAGACGAGCAAAAAAAGTTAAAGCCAGGAACAGATTTTTATGCACCAGTTGTTCAGGCAACAATGTCTAGGGTTCACATAGAGATAAAATATCCAGCAGATATTATAAAAAAGGTTGAGGACTTTGCTTCAGATCTTTGCGGAGAAAGAGTTGTTTTGACACACAACAGTTACTATCATTATAGTAAAGAGTACAACCCAGAAATGGAGACTCCAATACTAAAGCCACATCGTGATTTTGACAACTATTATTCAAAACTTACTCTTGACTATCAGTTAGAAAAGAATGTAGACTGGGACATAATAATTGAAGATCAAAGATATAGTCTTGAGTTTGGAGACATGCTTGCTTTTTGGGGTGCAGGACTGATACACTGGAGAGAGAATATTGTTCTTGAAGATCATCAAAGTACTTCTGTATTAACCTTACATTTTTCTAACGAAGAAGATCATAAAAATCTTAACAGCATTTCAAGGAGTACAGAAGAAAGAGAAAAAAGAAGAGCAGAAAATAAAAAAGATGAAGTATGGAACAAATATACTAAGCAGTGGGAAGAAGAAAGAGAAAAGTTTATTAATAGGATAAGTGAGGGATAGGGTATGGAACAACAACAAACAACAATAGATATGGTTAATGGATTAGCAGAAATTTCTGACTATATGCAAGATGAAGAACTTACTATGGCATTAACTATGATTGCCAAGTTAATTATAAAGCCAGATATTCCAATTAACGTTGCTCATGTGGAGATAGTTAGACTCCAAGCAATCGCAGCAAAGATGGCATTTAGGGCTACGTGGATGGCCAATGTCGATAAGTCTGACCGTGGAAAGAAGAACCTGTACTACACAGCAGCAGAGTCAATTAACAACTTGGTCTCAGCGTTGAAATATATCACACGCTGATCTGCTATACTTATATAGAATAGAAACGAGTAATTAATGACAAAAAGTTTATTGCAACAAATTATGGTGAAGCAAGAAAAACCACCAGTACATGCTATTGATGTTGCTGGTTTGACTGAAAAGATTCAGTCTGGATACACTGTTAATCGTATTGACAAACAAACGCAAAAGAAGACTTTTGCTCCATCGACAATTGCCTATGGGCATGGCGAGTGTCCAAGATATTGGTACTTAGCATTTGATGGTCAAATGTTTGAAGATGATGCAACACCATATAGCGCAGCCAATATGACTGCAGGAACAAAGTCTCACGAAAGAATACAGGAAGCAATGGGAAATGTTCCAGACTTCCTTGTTGACTCTGAGTTTAAAATTACGCATAGTGATCCTCCAATTTTTGGGTATGGAGATGTTATTGTAAACTGGCAAGGAGAAGAACTCCTTGGCGAAATTAAGACAATGATGAATGAGGGGTTTGAATATCGAAAGGCACATAACAAGCCTAAGAGCGGACACCTTATTCAGTTATTGATCTATATGAAGATTCTAAAGAAAGCAAAAGCAGTTCTTATTTATGAAAATAAAAACAATCACGAATTGCTTATACTTCCTGTAGAAGTAAATGATTATTATCGTCGGTGGGTAGACCAGACGTTTGAATGGATGAGGGCAGTTCGTAAGGCTTGGGTTGATAGAACCCTTCCTGAAAAGAACTATCGTTCTAATTCAAAAATTTGCAAATCATGTCCAATTAAAAAGGCATGTGCAGAGGCTGGTAAAGGAGACTTTAAACTAAAGTCCTTGGAGCCTATAGATGAAACATTGTCAATGGTGTGATAAAGTATTTGAAACAGAAATAACTTATCAGATATACTGTTCAGCATTGTGCAGAGATGAAGCAACAAAAGAAAAAATTGCTGCTCGCTATGTTGTTTCTAGAAGGCAAAAAAGAATAGGGAAAAATAGAAAGTGTAAATCTTGTAGCGAGAAACTTTCCATATATAATGACGAGTCTCTTTGCAACAAGTGTAACGTTAATCCAGGCGATGTAACAAAAGCATTAAAAGAAATTAAGGATAACCTAAAATGAAACTAGCAGAGGCAATAGGAACTAAACTTCCAAAAACTATATGTGCTATTGATGCCAGCACTAATAGCCTTGCCTTTGCTATTTTTGATACAGATGCAAAAGATTTAAAGTCTGTTGGAAAGATTAACTTTAAAGGAAAAGATACTTATGAAAAGGTTATGGACGCAGGACAAAAGGTTAAATTGTTTATTGATTTGCATGGCGGTTTTGAAGCCATTGTAATTGAGCACACAGTGTTTATGAATAGCCCTAAGACTGCAGCAGACCTTGCTTTAGTTCAGGGTGCCATACTTGGTGCTGCTGGACAGTGTGGAACTAAGGTTATAGGCAAGGTCGCACCTATTACATGGCAGAACTTTATTGGTAACAAGAAAATTTCTAAAGATGAAAAACTATTTATTAAGTCACAGAATCCAGGGAAGTCAGAGTCGTGGCTTAAGTCTTACGAAAGAGATCTAAGAAAACAGAGAACTATAAATTTTATTAATATCCAATATGACAGGACTATTACTGATAATGATGTAGCAGATGCCTGTGGTATTGGTCATTGGGCACTGAAGAATTGGAGCAAGGCAATTGGAGTTGACAACTAACATTATGTCTGCTAAACTATATACAAGTGAAGTTTATATGCGTAAGAGATACCTTATGGACAAGAGAACACCAGAAGAAATTGCAAAGGAGTGCGGAGTGAGCCTAGAAACTATATATGTTTACCTTGCAAAATTTGGATTAAGGAAGTCAAAGCGATGAGCGCTAAAACACAAAAAGCAATTGCAGATGTTTGTGATCAAATAAAAGATATGCTAATTGAAAAAAATAAGTCATACGGAGATTCTGCCCTTGACCCAGTAAGAATATTTTCTAAGGCAGATACTATTGAGCAGATAAAAGTTAGAATTGATGATAAGTTGTCTCGTGTATCTAGAGGCACAGAGTTCTATGGAGATAATGACGTAGATGATCTTATAGGATACCTTATACTTTTGAAATTGGCTGGTAGTCTTAAGTGAAAAAGTTAGACGCTATAGTTTTTAATAGTATTGAAAACTTTCCAACAGAAAGCCTATTTCAATATTTTGGATCAAAGCCATATAATTTTAAAGAAGAAAGTGTTACAGTAAACACAAGGTTTAACACAAATGGATTTAGGTCAAATGAGTTTGCAAAAAGTTCTGATAAAGATATTATTCTTTGTGCAGGATGCTCCATAACTTTTGGAGTTGGTCTAGCAGAAGAAGAGACATGGCCAACTATGCTTAAAAATATTATAGGACAAGATACAGTAGAAATGTATAATATTTCAAGACCTGGTTGGTCTGCATACGATATAGTCTATAATGTTTTTCTATACTTACACAATTTTAAAAAACCTGCAGAAATATATATACTTTTGCCAGATGACTCTAGAACTAGTGGATACTCAATTGTACATAAGGTTCACGGAACCTTTGCCCTTATTCCAGGAAGAGAAGATGAAGGAATACAAGAAACCGAAGAGATCAGGCTTTCAAATGCAATACACATTAAAAACTATTTATTTATGTTGGAGGAATATTGCAGGGTTCAGGATATAAAATTATTTGTTAGCACCTGGAGCGAGAACAACTTTATAAATAAAAATAATAAAGTTTTAAAAAATTACTATCCGTATGACAAGCAGTCCTCAATAAGATTTGTGAGAGATTATGAAGAGAAGAATCCTGAGTCAGATTTTATTTTTTATGCAAGAGACAATTCTCATCACGGGATAGGGTTTCATTCTTATTGGGCAGAAATGTTTTCTAAAGCAAGAAAGGAATCTTTATGAGTACTGAAGATGATTTAGTTAAGCACCTCGATCAAGTTAATCAGGTGGTAGAAGAATATCTCAAAGGTAATGATCCTACGGTGATTTCAAAGCAACTTGCTATACCAAGACAAAAAGTTGTAACACTTATAAATGAGTGGAAGGTTATGGCATCTGCTAATGATGCTATCCGTGCTCGTGCTAAAGAGGCACTAGCAGCAGCAGACACACACTATAGCAAACTTGTGTCTCGCACATACGAGGTTATTGATGAAGCATCAATGACCAATAATCTTAGTGCAAAGACTGCAGCAATAAAACTTGTCATGGATATCGAGTCTAAGCGTATTGATATGCTGCAGAAGGCTGGACTGCTTGAGAATAAAGAACTTGCTGAAGAGATGATGGAAATTGAAAGAAGGCAAGAAGTTCTTGTCTTAATTCTAAAAGACATTGCCTCAGAATACCCACAGATACGTGATGAGATTATGCGTAGGCTTTCCTCATTTGCAAAAGACAACGAGGTGATTACAGTTGTCCACGATGTTCAATGATTTTTTAGAGGTACTAAAAGATAACCACTTTATAGAAACTCCAGTGGATGCAAGAACATTTGTTGAGGGAGAAGATTATTTAGGGCAGCCACCACTTTCTGATATCCAGTATGATATTGTTGAGGCAATGAGCCAGATATACCGTAAAGAAGATTTGATTGATATAATGGGAGAAGAAAAGGGATCGAAGTACTATGAAAAATATACTAAAAATGAAATCATTCTACAACTTGGCAAAGGTAGCGGTAAGGACTTCACCTCTACTGTGGCTTGCTCTTATATTGTATACAAATTACTTTGTCTTAAGGACCCTGCAAGATACTTCGGAAAGCCATCTGGAGACGCTATAGACTTAATTAACGTTGCCATTAACGCTCAGCAGGCTAAGAACGTTTTCTTTAAAGGATTTAAATCAAAGATTGAAAGATCCCCATGGTTTGCTGGAAAGTACTATGCAAAGGCTGACTCTATTGAGTTTGATAAATCAATTACCGTTTACTCTGGTCACTCAGAGCGTGAGTCACATGAGGGTTTAAACCTTCTGCTTGCAGTTCTTGACGAGATTTCTGGTTTTGCATCTGAAGTAGGGACAGGAAACGAACAAGGAAAGACTGCTGATAACATCTACAAGGCTTTTCGTGGATCAGTAGACTCTCGTTTCCCTGACCTTGGCAAGGTTGTTTTGCTTTCATTCCCAAGATATCCAGGAGACTTTATTTCAGAAAGATATGACGATGTGATTGCTGAAAAAGAGGTAATAGAAAGAACACATAAGTTTACAATTAATCCATTACTTCCAGAAGATAGTCCAGACAATACCTTTGAAATTTCGTGGGATGAAGATCAAATCACATCATACAAGTATCCAGGAGTATTTGCACTAAAGAGACCTACATGGGAAGTAAATCCTACACGAAAGATTGATGACTTCATGATTGCATTCATGACTGACCTTGGAGATGCAATGATGCGCTTTGCATGTGTACCAACATTTGCTTCTGATGCATTCTTTAAGCAAGCAGATAAGGTAAGATCATGCATGACATTAAGAAATCCAGTAGACACATTTAAAAGGTTTGATGAGGCATTTAAGCCAGATCCAACAAAGAAGTATTATGTTCACGCCGACCTTGCACAAAAACACGATAAGTGTGCAGTTGCTATTGCTCATGTAGAAAAATGGGTAAATATTCAAGTAATCAATAACTACGAACAAGTAGCACCAATTGTCGTAGTAGATGCAGTAGCATGGTGGGAACCAAAGGTAGAAGGCCCAGTTAATCTTTCAGAGGTTAAGCAGTGGATTCAAAACCTTAGAAGGTTAGGGTTTGATATTGGTATGGTTTCATTTGACCGTTGGCAATCCTTTGACATTCAGAATGAGTTGAAGCAGGTTGGAATGAGAACTGATACTGTTTCTGTTGCCAAAAAACACTATGAGGATATGGCTATGCTTGTATATGAGGAAAGACTCGCCATGCCAGCAATTGATTTATTATTTGATGAACTAACACAGTTAAAGATTATGAAAAATGACAGAGTTGACCACCCACGTAAAAAGTCAAAGGACTTGGCTGATGCTGTGTGTGGGGCTATTTTTGGGGCTATATCTCATACCCCTAAAAATACAGACACTGAGGTAGAGGTTCACACTTTTAGAGATAGATCTAAAAGCCAACTTGACCTCAATAGTGACAATGTGATACAATTAAAACCTATGCCAGATGATGTAAAAGATTATCTGGATAGATTCAATCTACTATAAATAAGGAGAAATACCGAATGAATTCATTCAAGAAAATCGCACTAGCCATGGTTGCAGCCATGACTTTGGGCACAATCGTAGCAACACCTGCAAGTGCTGCTGTAATGACAGTCGCTGTATCATTGGATTCTGTAGCAAACACTACAGCA